TGAGGGTGGAAAAGATGAAGCAGTTATTCCACTTGATAGATTGGGACAGATGGGTGGTGGAGGAAATGTAGAAATCAATATCATAGGAGCACCAGAGGGAACTAGAACAGAAGAAAGTGAGACAAGCTCAGGAGGAAAGAGAATGGATGTTATATTAGATGAAGAGGTTTCAAAGACTATGCGACATGGCACAGAGACAAATAGAGAGATGCAAAAATCATTCAGCAATTTAAATAGAAATACAATTAGGAGATAAGATATGGCAGCATTTCCAGCTTCACTACCACAAGCAGCGAGTATGCAAGTGACTGATGAAGACCAAGCAGGCACTATTAGGTCTGAACAGGATACTGGTGCTCCTAAAACTAGGCAAAGATTTACTGCGACTATTAGGAAGATAACAATGGTTATGATACTTAATGGGACACAGAGAGCTACATTCAATACATTTTACAGAACTACGATCAGCAATGGGGCAACATCTTTTACAATTCCTGACCCACTTGATGGGAGTTCTATAACAGTAAGATTTAAGAAGCCTGTATCATGGCAGTATGTAGGCAATAGTGGTGGAGGAACTTCTGCTACAAAACTATGGAGAGGGACTTTAAGTCTGGAGGAATTACCTTAATGGCTATAACAAACACAACAAAGCAAGCAGCTTTTGTTCAAGATACTGATGAAATATTTCTTGCCTTATTAACTATAGATCATGCTGATCTATCTTCAACTATAAGGGTGGTAAATAATAATGTTGATATAACCTCTAACAGTAATACGTTTACAGCTTTTCCTTTCAGGCTTCAACTCCCTGACCAGAAGCCTGATGCTGCTCCTAGAGCATCATTGATAATTGATAATGTTAGCAGAGAGATTGCGCAAGCCATAAGGTCTATTTCAACTCCTGCTACGGTACTGATTCAAATAATAAGGGCAGGTGATCCAGATACAATAGAGAAAACTTTTGCTACTTTTAATTTAAGGAATGTTAGATGGAATGCTTCCTCTGTTTCTGGAGACTTAGTTCTGGAAGAAATGGAGAAAGAGCCATTTCCCGCAGGAGAGTTTAGTCCTGCGGAATTTCCATCTATGTTTTAATATTATGACACTTGAAGAGTTTAGTATAAAAGCAATGAAAGATAATGTTCCTTTTAAGACAAGAGGGAGAACTTGGACAGGTTGGGACTGTTGGGGAATGATAGTGGTAGCTTATAGAGAAGTATATGGGACAGAGTTACCTACTTATACTGAGCAATACAGAAGTATCAAACAGAAAGACTTACTTGCTTCTGTTATTAATAAAGGTAAAAAGGATAAGTGGCATCCAGTTAAAGAAGCTCAAGAGGGAGATGTGATCATTATATTTATGGAGGGCAGGGAGATGCATGCAGGTCTAGCTATAAATGACAGAGAGATGATACATGCTCAATTTGGGATAGGTACAGGGAAAGAGAGAATAGCTATTCATAGGCTAGAAGGGATATATAGAAGAGATGACAAATGATTTAATGGTAAGAGATGAAGACATAGTGGTGAGTGCTTCACCACATCCATTCAAAATAGCAAATGAGATTACCATCATTGCAGAGGGGAAAACTCTTTCTGAAATATTGGATCAAGTGCAGCCTGATGAAATATTGCGTTCACAAGTAAGCATCTTTTTGAATGATGAATTAATTCCTAGACAAATGTGGGAGACAATTCTGCCACAACCAAAAGATTTTGTTTTCATAAGTGTAGTGCCGGGAAAAGGGAGAAGCAAAAACATAGTCCAATCAGTTGTAGCCATAGCCACTATCGCAGCAGCCATAGCTTTGCCTCCTTTGATTAGTGCAGCCATTCCTTTTGGCTCTTTGAATACATTTGGAATAATTGCAGTAAAAGCAATAGTAGGTGGCGTTGGAATGTTAGCTAAGAATGCGCTCGCACCTCCAACTAGGGCAGGGAGTCCGAACCTTCCTTCTTTATCAGGCACAGGAGGGTCAACTAGCCCAACCCTGACTATAGAAGGAGCTAGAAATTCATCCAACCAATTCGGAGTTGTTCCTGTAATTTTAGGGGTACACAAACATGTTCCTCCTTTGGGAGCATTTTCATATACTGAGTTGGTAGGAAATGATCAACACTTTAAGATGTTGGTGGTATGGGGATATGGAAGATTGAAAATAGAAGACATTAAAATTGGCACAACTGCTGTAACTGATTTTGAGGATGTAGTGATAGAAACAAGAGAGGGAGTGAGTGGAGATGCTGCCATATCTATATTTCCAGATCAAGTTACCGAAACGAGTTTCTCAATAGCTTTAGACGTTCAAGATGAATGGCACATAAGGACAACTGAAATTGAAACTGATGAAATTAGTGTTGACATACTTTATGCTAGAGGGTTGATATCATACGACACAAAAGGAAGTAGAGAAACTGCAATTGGACCACACCGAATAGAATATAGAGCTGTGGGAGATATTACTTGGTTGACTCCTTCTTTTACAGCTACCAATGTGCCTAGTTCTTGGATTTCAGGATCACAAATATCATTTACAGCAGCAAGTCCTGATGCTTTAAGATATGGCTTTAGGTGGGCAGTAACAAGTGGACAATATGAAGTAAGGGTAAAAAGGGACAGTGGAGTGTTTGTTAGTTCAACAGGTGATCAGAATGAGGCTACATGGTCTATATTACGATCAATCAAAAATGCTGACCCAATAAACTTCCCACACCCTTTAGCTATAACAGCCCTTTCTATCAAGGCAACCAATAGACTTAATGGAGCTATAGATCAATTAAACGCAACAGTATCTTCTTATGTGCAAGAGTATGATGGAGTGTCTACTTGGAGTGAGGCTGTTAGTAGCAACCCTGCCTCACTATTTAGACATGTGCTTCAAAGTCCTGCAAATATAGGAGCAGTAGCTGATGCAAGAATAGATTTAGATTCTTTAGAAACTTTCCATACTTATTGTGTTACTAATGGTTTCGAGTTCAATATGATTCGAGATTTCAAGGCAAGCGTATGGGAAACTTTATCTGATATAGCAGGAGTGGCTAGGGCTGTCCCTGCGGATATAGATGGTAAGTGGAGTGTCGTTATAGATCAAGAGCAGGCTATTCCTACTCAGCATTTTACTTCAAGAAACTCCTCTAACTTTGAAGCAGAGAAAGATTTTATAACTTCTCCTCATGGTTTTAAGATGAAGTTTCCCAATAGAGATAAAGAGTGGAAGCAGGATGAATTGATTGTTTATGATGATACATATACTTCTTCTAATGCTACAGACTTTGAGCAATTAGATGGTATAGGAATTACAGACAAAGATCATCTGTGGAAGTATGGAAGATTTCATTTGGCTGGGATTAGACTTAGACCTGAGACCTATAAATTTTCTGTAGACTTTGAATATCTAATTGCAAAGAAAGGAGATTTGATATTAATAAGTCATGATGTATTATTGGTTGGCTTGGCAGCAGGAAGGATCACAGCTATTCAAACTGATAGTGCAGGAGATGTTACTGGTATAACTGTTGATGAAGTCTTTACAATGGAAGCAGCTAAGAGTTATGGTATATCAATAAGGACCATAGGAGATGTAGAGATAGTAAGAACAATAGTACTAGATGTAGGGGATCAGACCACAATTACATTTGATTCAGTGATTGCTTCTGCTAATGCTCCTGTTGTGCAGGATTTAGTTTCTTTTGGTATCTCTGGTTCAGAAAGTATTGAGGCTTTAATAACTTCTGTAGAAGCAAGAGATGAACTATCAGCAGGAATAACAGCTATACCAAATTCTGCGAATGGTATGTACTCAGCTGATACAGGAACTATCCCTGAATTTGTATCCAAGCTAACAGCTGTAGCTACTCTCCCTGATGTGGTGGTAGAAACAGTAAGGACAGATGAGAGTGTTCTTGTGCTAGGTTCAGGGAATACTTTAATATCAAGAATAGGCATATCAGTAGTTCCTGTTTTGAATAGACTCGAAGCGCACTTAGAAGCAGGTATAAGAGTAACTTCAACTGATGGTCCATTCCTCCCTGCTAAAGTGGAGTCTTTGACTAATAATGAGATTATCATTGGAGAGGTGCAAGAGGGAGAAACATATGACATAAGATTACAGTGGGTGAGTCCTAAGTTTTTAGTCAATGGGGATTTCTCTTTTGCAAACGGTACTTTGGTTATAGGACAAACAAGTGCTCCTTCACCTCTCTCAGAATTGAACATTTCAATCTTTGGAGGCTCTGTTATATTGAGATGGGATATGCCTACTGAGTTTGATGTTAGGTTCGGAGGAACAGTAGAGTTTAGACACTCGCATGAAACAAGTTCTGCTTCTGCTTCTTGGTCTGCTTCTGTTTCAATAGGGACATCATCACAGGGGTCAGACTTGATAGCTGTACTCCCTCTCAAGGCAGGAACATATTTGGCTAGGGTATTTGATAAGGGCGGTAGGGGTAGTACTATTGTAGGGGTTGATACAAAACAAGCAGCCCTTCTGGATTTTGCAGTAGCAGATAACATAACAGAGGAAACAACCTTTGCAGGAACACATACAAATACCATAGCTATAGATGGAGTATTGAAATTAGTAGGCTCTGATAATATGGATTCTTGGACAGATGTGGACTCTGTGGCTAATTGGGATAGTGAGGGTGGGATTGTATCTTCTGGAACTTATGATTTTGCATTAGGGCATGATCTATCTTCTGTTAAAAAGACAAGAGTGACCACTGATATAAATATGACTGTTCAGAATGTGCTAGACCAAATAGACAGCAGATCAGATAATGTGGACACTTGGGAGAGTTGGGATGGAGATACTTCTGGAGAGGGAGATGCAAGAGCACAAGTGAGAGTGACAGATGATGACCCTGCTTTATCAGCAGCCAGTTATTCAGCTTGGAATAATCTAGACAGTGCAGAGTATACAAATAGAGGATTTGATTACAGATTGTTATTAACAAGTAACAATACATCATTTAATGCAATAGTGAGTAAATTGCAAGTAAATTTAGAGGAGCCATCATAATGAAGAAAGCAGTCTTAAACAAAGACAAAATTTTAATAGGATTTGAGGAAGTAAGGGAACTAAAAAAGGGTGACATTGATGGAGGTGATGGAGACTTAAATATTGATAGAGGATATAAGTGGACAGGGAAAACTTTTCAAGCAATAGGCTCAGGTTATGGAAAGCCAAAGAGTTTACCTAAAGGAGTAACAATGGAGTATGCTATATATTTATTGATGAAGTCAGCAGTAGAGGGGAAAGAGCCTCCTGATGAATGTGCTCAATGGGTGAAGTGGTTTGAGAATAATCTAAAGAAAAGACAAGAAGAAGAATTAAAGAAAGGAAGGAGGAACTAAATGTCACAACATGATATGAATGTGGCTAATGCAGATGGGTCTACAGCAAGAGCAGATATAAATGCAGCACTTGTAGCCATTGCAGAAAGTCATTCAGGTGCAACTGCACCGTCAACAACATTTGCC